CAGAACCAGAACCAGAACCAGAACCAGAATCAGAACCAGAATCAGAACCAGAATGATATGGTGCTTGATGCTATCAATAAATTGACAGCCACTATTCAGGCTTCAAATATTCAGAACACCGGAAATGGTGGGGTAAATTCACCAAGAACAGAAAAAGACATTATCAATGATATGATGAAGATCATGAATTAGAAAGGAAGTGTATTAAATTGGCTGTAAATAGTTTAACTCCGCAGGATGCCTATACTCTTATCAATTCCATTGCAAAACAGGCTACAGGCCGTTCTGACCTTGTAGCGACTGACACAAGTTCTTTTGTTTCCGTTGGGGGAACACTGTTACGTACAGGAGTAGAAAACACACTGAAAACTATGTCTACAGTATTTGCGGAAACGTATTTTGCAAACGAGTCTTATACTGGTAAATTAAGGACAGTCGAACAGACAAATGTTCGTTGGGGTGCTATCGTCAGAGAGATTACTTCCCTGTCAATGGATGCAGAACAGTCTGATGATTGGAACACAGAGCAGAATCCAAGCACTTTGGATGATGGCAAGTCTATTGATATGTATAAGATTCACAAGCCGAAAGTGCTTGAACTCAAGTTCTACGGAACAAAGTTGTTACAGAGATCAATCACAAGATTCCGTGACCAGCTGGCACTTGCTTTTTCTAGCGAGGATGAATTTCTCAGATTTTACGAAGCTGTTATGATTGAGTTTCGTAATGATATTGAGATGGATCGTGAGAGTGAACGTCGTGCAACCATGCTTAACTATATGGCAGGCTTATCATCTCTTGGTATGGAAGTTGACCTTGCACATGAGTTTAACACAGAGAATGGAACACAGTACACAAGAAAGCAGTTACTTTCCGAGCACCGTGATAAGTTTATGCCGTTCGTCGTTGCCAGAATCAAACTTGATTCTGAAAAGATGACAGAGAGATCAAATAAGTACAGATTTACTATTAAAGGCTTTGAAAACCTTTTGAGATTCACACGGAAAGAAAATCAGCGACTTATGATGCTTTCAAGTTTCTGGATCGACTCTGAAACACAGACGTTACCGTATGTGTTTGATGATAAAAATTTACAGATCGAGAACAAAGAACTTGTAAACTGGTGGCAGTCAGCTGATAATGAATCAGCTATCCAGATTACTCCGTCCATCATTGGATCAGATGGTCAGGCAAAGCAGGCAGAAACAGAGGTCAACTTACCTTATGTTCTGGGGGTACTGTATGACCGTCGTGCTATGGGGGTCAACTGGCAGTTTGATTACAGTTCGACAACCCCATTCAATAGCCGAGGGGGCTATTATAACATGTTTGTACATTCCAGAAAAAACTACTGGAATAACTTCACGCATAACGGAATCCTGTATGTGATCGGGGAGGGGGTATAAATATGTTAGTAACAAATGTAAAAGTACCTGCTGGGGGTTCTATCGTTGTAACCCTTCCATTCGATTCTATTGGCGTAAGGAGATTAATAATGAATGTGGCGGCAACAGGGTTTGTCTTGTATTATAATAACATTCCACTATTAAGTACAAGTTTATACAATTCATTATATGAAATGAAATTTGAGTCATATTATGGATATCCAGATGCTTCTCATTTTAAAATTGCAAATAACACACAAAATGATTCATATGTCAAAATATTAATTGACACAGTACCAGGTTCACCTATTAATGAAAATTATTTTGAGGTACACACAATATGATGGATACATTCTTAACCATTTTAAGTAACTATGCATTTCCGATCGTATGTTGCTGTGCAATGGCATACTTTGTAAAATACATGTACGATCAGACCAATCAGAGAGTTGACAAACTCAACGAGGAACATAAAAACGAAGTTGATACATTATCAGAGGTCATCAAAAACAACACACTTGCGGTTGAAAAAATGAACTCGTTAATCGAACACTTAGGAAAGTAGGTATAACATGACAGCTAACGAACTTGTTGAAAATGCAAAGGAATTACTTGGTGTAAAATATGTGTGGGGTGGTAATACCCCACAGTCAGGGCTTGACTGTTCCGGATTGCTTTACTATATTCAGAAGAAAGCAGGATCAGAGGTGGGAGATCTGACAGCTTCCGGTTATTCCAAGCTTGGAAAAAAGATTCCAATTGGAGAACAAAAAGTAGGTGATTTTCTCTTTTTTGGATATCCAGTTACTCACTGTGCAATTTTTATTGGCAATGGCTATATGATCGAGAGTAGAGGCGGTAGAAAAAACACTGCTGACAATCCCGGTATTGGAGTTGTCAAAAGTCTTGTAAGTCGGAGAAGTGATTTATCCTGCATCCGCAGAGTATGGGACGAAAAAAGCCCATCTTATGAAATAGGTAGAACCTATACTACTATGGTGGATCACTTACACGTACGATACAGTGTGTGGGGTCAGATCAAAAATTATGCACAACTGACAAGGGATGGAATGAAACACGCTTATTCAGATGGGTGCTTGAAAAAAGGAACGTCAGTCACGGTAAAAGAAATCAAAAATGATGATGCCGGAGCAACATGGGTTAGGATTCCGTCCGGTTGGATCTGTGCCATTACTTCGAAAGGAGATATATACGTATCATGACAGAAATAGTTTTGTATCATTTTTCGAAAAGAAAAAATTCTACAAAACGACCTACAGAGCAGGGGGCAGAAGTCCCCTGCCTTTTAAAAACTGCAACTACATTTCAAAGTCCTACGTTTATTTTGCAAAGACCAATGAATGACATGCTACAATTTAACTATTGCAAATGGGCTGACCACTATTATTTCATTGATTCAACTACTTCAATCAATGCAGGACAAATTGAAATTACTTGTAGTGAGGACGTTTTGGCAACCTACAAAAACGAAATAGGTGAATATACATGCTTTATTGAGCGATCCAATCATCAAGATCCTTTGCTTGATGATCCGCTTTATTTACCCACTGAGGACTGGCAGAAGCAGGATACTATAGTTGCACAGCCAGTTAATGTATTTGTTAATGGATATGCAGGCAACTATATCATGCGAATTGTAGGTGCGGCAGGGGTTGAAACTTACTATGTTACGGAAAAACAGTTAGGTTTGATTGTAAGTTTCATGTATACGGCTGATAATTTCCAAGAACTGATTGAGAACACAACTACAAAGTTTCTTTTCGATCCTGCAAAATACATTATTGATTTAAAATGGCTACCCTTTCGCTCGAGCAATTTTTTTTCAATAATGAATGATGTAAATTTAGGATATTGGGATTCCGGTGTGCAGGCTTTATTGATTGGTGGTGCTTCAAATAGTCCGGTGGTGCATTTTTCCTACAATCTTGAACTGACTAATCCACTTTATTCTAATACAGATTTTCGTTTTTACAATGGTAATTTTAGTCGTTACTTTGTACAACTTCCTTGCATTGGAGTAGTTCCGGTAGATATTACAAAGACAAATAATGGTCAGTTATTAGCCGATTACTATTTCGATGCATATTCTGGAATATCTGATGTATGGCTAAAATCTGGAAGTAGTGTAATAGGACACTATCAATGTCAGATGACAGTACCGGTAAACATAGCAGGTGCAAACGTCAACATTGGTGATGCATTGATTGGTGGACTTTCCACCGTTTCGTCAGCTATGACAGGAAATGCACTCGGTGTATCTTCCGGTGTACTTAACACTATGCAAACAATTTTATCTCCGGAAGTCACAAGTATTGGTGCGGTTGGATCAGTGGGGGGGATTCTCAATAATCTTGATGCATCCGTAATCTGCTATACAAGAATGAGCACGGAGCCGAACGGTGCAAGTGAGGGATATGCAGATGGAAACACTCGCAAGATTTCAACTTGTTCCGGCTATCTCAGATGCAGAAATGCATCCATAGAAATTAGTGGATTTACCGGAGATCAAGAATCAGTGAATAACTACTTGAATAGTGGTTTTTATTATGAATAATGTTTCACGTGAAACATAGAAAGAGGTGAAAATATGTGGATTCCCATTGGATTTGATAAAATCAATATCATTTCAAATTACTTCCAACCGTCAGGAATCAAGGCAGACAGCCTATATACTGACACGTTTGACCGTATGCTGTATGAGAGAGTTTGTTCTATTTTCGATATAACATACAATGCAAAATTTGACATTGACTATTTTAAGTTTTGCCTGCTTGGTGGGGGATTTATCGCAATCACATACACTCCGGCATATGGACTGATTGCTCAGTATCCTACAATCAGTGGGTATGACATGTATTGCAAGCCAACGCTTGCAAGCATTAACACATATGCTACCAATGCAAACATAAGATTACAGGATTTAAAGATTGGCAAAGATTGTAGCGTGATCTATCTACGTCCATCCAGATGCGGGATTTTTGACATTATCGGTTATTATAGTTATAAATTGGCTCTGGTAGCTTCTGCATTTGATATGAACGTGTTCAACAGCAAGTTAGCTTTTATGATAGCTGCCAAAAACAAAAGTGCTGCAAAAACACTGGAAAAAGTCTATGACCAAGTGCAGGAGGGTAACCCGGCAGTTGCTTATGACGTGTCAATCAAAGAAAATGAGAACGCAAACATGAGGGGGAAAAGTTCAGAACCGTTTGAATTTTTCAACAAAGATTTGAAAAACAACTTTATATCAAAAGAATTGATTGAAGTGTTTGAAAAGCTTCTTGACCAGTTTGATACAGAAGTTGGAATTCCATCTGTCGGTTCTGATAAAAAAGAGCGTTTAAATGTTATGGAAACTGAAAAAAACGATATAGAATCTGTGACACGACTTACTACATGGCTAGAAACAATGCAGACAGGGGTTGACATGACAAACAGCCTTTATCCCACTTTAAATCTGAACATAAAGATCAGAGACTATAAAAAGGCAGGTGTAACAAATGGGGATGTATAGAATTACAATAGCCGGACTTTATGAATATGATTCAACCTTATTTGATAACATGACTTTTCCGGCAGAAGCTGACAAACAAAACTTTATTGACAGTTTACTTTTAAGCTATGGGGATTGCGAACCACTCTATCCGGATGGTGATTTTATGAAACAGTCAGCTATTCCGGCATGGTCGAAAAAATGGCAGGATTCCATTGAACGGGTTTTCCTTGCATTAAAGAAAGAATATAACCCTATTGAGAACTATGACAGACAGGAGTCCTGGACGGATTCTCCAGATATTGAGCGAAACACTGTAACAGGTGGTAAAGACAAAAACACCTTACAGGCAGGCAGAGGTTCCGTTACGTCAAACACAGGAACCGACACTATAGAAGAAAAAGTAAGTGCTTTTGATTCAAGTAGTTATCAGCCGTCAAAGGAAGATACGACCAATTATGGAAATAGTACAAAAATGGAAACTTCCGGACAGGACGTAAACGACATTGAGTATGGGCGAACTGAAAAAAATACGGAAAAAGGGTCTACGACCCATACCGGGCAGATCCACGGAAACATAGGTGTAACCACGTCTCAGCAGATGATAGAAAGTGAATTACAATTACGGAAGCAATCGTTTATAGATTATTGCACCGGTTTGTTTGCTAGTGACTTACTGATTCTGGTTTATTGATAGAAAGGAGATCACATAATGATTAGCAAGTACCCTCACAGTTCCATGCAGGACATGAACTTAGATTACTTATTAAAAGTAGCAAAGCAGGCAGGAGAGGATCATAAACAATGGTCAGACATAAAAGGAACCGCACAAAAACAGATTGATGAAGCAATTAAGGATTCCTTAGATTCCGGAGAGATTGGAAAAGTAGTTGATGATGCAACGAAAAAAATCTTGACGGATGAAATTGAACCATTAAAGAACACAGTAACCGAACAGGGCAAACTGATTTCTAATCTCGAAAAAAGAGACGGTTTATTTGATTTAAGCGGTAGAACTATCATTATAGGTGACAGCTACACAGTGGGATATACACCTGACGGAAACATTACTCCATGGACAGAACACTTTTTGTATTATTGCTCTATTGATAATGTAACTATCAAAAGCAATGGCGGTGCTTCTTTTTCAACTTCTAACAACTCATTTCTTATGCTTTTAAATCAGATTGACGCTGATCCATCTGTAAAGCAGATCTTAGTTGTCGGGGGTTACAATGAGTTTGGTACCTATTCAGAAATTGAGAATGCAATCAACGCTTTCTATGGAGTAGCGCAAACACGTTTTCCAAACGCTAAAATTTTTGTAGCAATGGTTGCATGGTCAGCAGACAGTACACAATGGAGCAGATTCAAGATTGCAAAAAGTGTGTATAATACACAGCGGAAAAATTGGATTTATTTAAACGGAAGCGAATATATTTTACATGCAGACGGATTCATGGGTTCGGACGGATTTCATCCAAACACGACCGGACAGGAACGACTTGCTACCTACCTTGCGGAAGCAGTAAAAACCGGATCTTGTCATCCATCCTTTTATGATGTAATCTCTAACTTTGAAGCAGGAGATTTTACAGCAGCTATTGGGTGTAGTTGGACGTTCATTACAAACTACAGCGAAAATGTTAGTAATATCATCTGGAGCGATTATGTTTGTTTTCCAAACAGTGGCAAACTTGTTTGTGATGGCACGGAATACTATCTCGGACGTATCTATTCTACCAGTTTTATTGGAGAAGGAAACGGGTATACTTGCTATCCTACGACTGTGATAGTAAAATCTGGATCCGATTTTTATCACATTCCGGCACAGTTGAATTTCCGAGCTAGGCAGATTTTTCTTGCTTTGTATGACATTAGTGATGATAAACACAATTACAGAACTTTGACAACCGTAACACAGGTACAGATTCACAGAGGATCAATTACTATGTAATGTTTCACATGAAACAAAAAATAAAGGGATGCAAAACTTGCATCCCTTTTAACTATATAAAACATCTTTTGTCTCAAACGGCAACGGCAATCCTGTTTCCTTATCATACGGGATGGTATGATCTAATTCGTACTCCGTATCGGATAATCTGATAGCACAACCGTACTCTATTTCACATCCATCAACAGTAATAGTGTTAATCCCTTTGTTATACAGATATTTTGTTTTAAGTTTCCAACTTGGGTCCTTTTTCCAGTCGTTCGCACGGCGGTAGTTTCTGCGATAAGTGAGACTATTTCTATAAATGAAACCTTTTTCAAAATTATTTATATCATTATCAAGGCAGTACACTCCGTCTTTTGGCACTCCTGCGACAGTCTGTTTTAGTTTTCCTTTTTCACGATAGCAATACCTTTTACTACCCATTGTTTTAAATTCATTGTAAATGCCGTCAAACTCGGCAATACCAAGTGTATATGATTCCCCATTAAACACTACAGTTCCAAGTCCACGATCTGCTGATTTTTTCATTACTTTATCATTATACTCAGCAAGTTTTTTTCTATCCCAGTCTGTGCCCTTAACGGAATCTGTGTCAGAGTAATACCATTTTTTGCAACACTTCCCAAGTTCAAATAACTCAGCCTGTGCATAGGCTGTCACCCATACACCCCATTGATACGGTAAAAAAGAGTTACGATTCTTGTAATACTTTTGTAACTTTTCCTTATATTCTGGTTCACTTAAAACATCAGACCATAGCCCAGTTTCATAATCTTCTTCAAACATGGATTGAATCATCTTTTGAACCATCATTCCGTAGATTCCGTTTAGTTCACCTTTTGAAATCATATATAACACAGGGTCAGCATGTTTCAACGTATTCTTATGTTCAAATAACTCAATCACGTAAGATATAAGCCAATCCGGAAGATAGTCTTTCTTTGCTCGCATGACGTTTGACACGTCAGCCCATTCAAAGTCATAGGCTTCAAAGATAACTTGCAAATCCGGATCCGTAAAGGGATAAATGACAAGATCTGCGTTGACAATTTTACCATTATCAAGATTCAATTCCATAGCTTTCTTTTTACTTATCTTATCTGCATCTGGAAATACACAAACTTTTGCTTTGTGAAAAGCAAGCGGTGGCATAGGATGGTCTTTTTTCAAGCGTAGCTTTTTCAATCGTATATAGCCGGCAAAAGCATAACTTTCTTTTAACTCCATTATATCTTGCAAGGATAGCTTTGTTTCTACAAAATTTGTCATAGGAAACTTTTCATACACGATTCGAGCAGGATAAGAACTTATAAAATCGTAGCACTCCACCGGTTCAGTAATTAACTGATTGACATAGTACCGGTTTGCATGAGTATAGCCGCCGTGATAGCAGGCTGTGAGTAACTCGTACTGATCTAGCGTGAGTTGCATTGACATAAATTTTTTATGCCATTTCTTGTCCTTGCGTGAACGTGATCTTGCTTGATTACGGATAAAGCCTGTATTAGTCAATGGGGCAGTAGCAACAGTTACGTTTCTTTGCGTTAAATAGAGCCGTAAAGCTTTACACAGGCAAATAGTATCAACACAGACATAAGCTAATTCCTTTACAGTACGTCCAGATTCCGGAGTTCTTTTCTTTTTATAATCCCATGTACCAGTAGCTTTTTCAAGCGTTCCCATGTCCTTACAGAGACGTTCAAGAGTACGTTGTGTAAGGATAGCAGAATCTCTTATTTCAAGTCCAAAAGACTGCCATTGCATAAATACGTACCTGTGAGTTTTAACAGCTAATTTACGGTCTGGTACTCCAAACTTTTCTAGCAGATGATTACGTAAAAACATATAATCATATGACAGATTATGAATATAAAATCGTACTGTATGCTCTTTATCGGCATGCAATGTGTCACAGATCCGGTCAATCGTATTGATCAGATCAGAAACATGGTTGCCATAGATACAAGAATCATCTTCTATAGTTATAGTCCAATCAGTTACCCAGCCTATATCTTCTGTATCTGAAACGTATGTTTCAGTATCAATCGTTATGATTTTTTCATAAAAAGACTGGAAGTGTCCTGCATTACTTTTGCGAATGAAATTACCGTCAAAAAGACGTATGTAATCGTAGTCTTTATATGATACCACTGGATATCCTGCTATAAGCATTTTTTACCCCTTGTATTTATATTTCAGTGCTTCTGCTTCTCCGGAGAAACCTAGCTCTTTTGCTACGTCATCCGCTCTATCTTTGTCCGTGCGATCTCTGAACTCTTCTAATTTGCTGATTATTTCACTCATTGTATCACCGTCTCGCAAAGCTTTACCAACGAATTCTACAGCCTGCTCAGAAGAATATAAAAGACTTAAAAGTTCAAAAGCATAAGACTGGAAAAAAGCACTCATTTCACTTGTATCTTTAAACTCAAGACCATATTCAGACAGCTTCTCACGTCTCTTTTTTATGATTGATTTCCACCCAGGCACCGTAGAACTTTTTTCTTTTAAAACATTCTGCATCATTTGTACCTGCTTACGCATGGAAGAAATCTGCATATAAAGGACGCTACGATCTCTGTAATCCAACTTTATTTTTTCTCTTATTCTTTTATTATACCCGAATTTTTTAAGAATTGCATTGTAATCAGCGTATGCACCACCGGATTCAGAAGTGAATCCTGCTCTCTCTAAACGAACCATACGCTGATTTAGACGTTTAGCCAGACTTGTATAAAGTCTGGCTAATTCTTTTTCATTGAGTTTATATGGGTTTATATCCTGCCCCTTGGTTGTGATTCTTTCTGTACCCTTTAAAGCCATTGCTACTCCTTTCTGAATCTTGGGGCGATCCAATCATCACACTGCTCAAAAGTTCCGTCCGGATAAACCTCAATACCTTTTACCCATTTCAGAAACATAGTTGGACGCTTGTAGCCTGAAACTTTGAACTCCCCCCAGAGTCCGTTATAATCCATAAACTCTGTAACTGCATCCGCTCTCTTCTTTGCGTAGTAGTTATAAATTGCATTAAACTGTGATTTACTTGTTTTCATATTAACATATCCTCTCTTATTTCACTCTGTAATTTGTTAATATTCACTCTGTAATTTGATTATATAATGCTTAGCCCTGTAAGTATTATTTGATTCAAAATAGTTATAAAGAAAGAAAGAAACACCTCTATACTTAAAAGTAAAAGCAGTGTTTGCAAAATATTTATTTACACACCTAGCATTATAAACACAACTAACATCAGTGATATAGCTTTTATAAAAAACAAAATGTGCATTAATTGAATTAGTAGCACATAATGCTATATATCTCTTTACTTTATCCATAGTATTAAACTCTGTAACTTTCTTACTGTCACAATTTGATAATTGCAACTCATATACAGACAAATTAGTATCATTATAAATATAGTATAAATCATCTTGTGAACAGTTCAAAACTTTTTCACTATCAACAATTCCTCTTATTTTTTGCTTTACTATGATACCGTTTTCTTTTACATCTTTTGTAACTATAAATATTCTCATTTTTACTCTCCTGACTTAATAACACTATTGATTGTTGCAACCTCATAATAGCAGTTTTACATATTAAAGTCAACGGTTTTATAACAAAGTATTAAAGTCAGACAGATTGATTAATTGTCTGAATTGTTTCTAATTTTCGCACAAT